TAGAAGATAAATTTATTGATGTCTGTTTTGATAAAGTCACAGTACCAGACCTAACTGCGAAAGAAGTAAAGGAATATATCCGATACATTGCAGATAGAAGATTACTAGGTCTTGGAATGAAAGCTATCTTTAAAAGTACAGTAAATCCGTTACCTTGGATTGATATGCAAGTTAACGCAGTTGAGCATACCAACTTTTTTGAAAACCGTGCTACCGAGTATGCTAAGGCAAGTACACAAGGAAATTGGCAGGATATATTTAAATGAGTTCAGATACAATAAAAATTGATGATAAGGAATATCTCGTTAAGAATATGAATGACGAACAGAAAGCTTTAGTACAAGCAATTAAATTTTGTGATGTTAAGACTATGGAAGTTCAAAATGAACTCGCGGCTTTGAAAACTGCCCGTCAAGCATATGTTAATGATTTAGGTGACCGACTAAAGTCATGAAAATATTCATAGGATATGAAAATGAATATCCTGAATCATTTGAGGTTTGTGCAGAATCTATTCGTAGATTTAATCCAAACCATGAGATTATACCACTTATCAAAAGTGAATTAGAAGAAAAAGGTCTATATACAAGAGAGTATCAAGGTGAGAGCACAGACTTTGCTTTTACTCGCTTTCTTGTACCTTTTCTTTCTGACTATAAAGGATATGCTTTGTTTTGTGATGGAGATTTCATGTGGAGATGTGACCCACAAGAGATTGAAGATTACGCAAAACAAAGTAATTATTCTCCAAGCGTGTGGGTAGTCAAACACCCACCATTTCTAACAACACCGTATAAGAAGATGAAAGGCAAAGCAAATATGTCTTATCCCAAAAAATATTGGTCATCTCTTATGTATTTTAATAATGATAAATGTTTTTCATTGACTAGCGATTTAGTAAACTCATGGTCTGGAAAAGACTTACACGAGTTTGCTTGGGCAAGTGAGATTGGTGATTTACCTGCAGAGTACAATGCTATGGTAAATTACTATAAATTTCCAAATGCAAAGGCAGTCCATTTTACAGATGGTGGGCCGTGGCTAGATATTCATGATGATATGTTATACTCGACAGAATGGTTAAAAATTTACAAAAACTTACAGAAGGCAAAAGAATAATACTTGTTGGAAACTCAGTAGAGATTCTACAGTACGAATATGGAGATTATATAGAGTCTTTTGATACTGTAGTTCGTTTTGGAAGAGGTGCCCCTTATGACTATACTACCAGTTTAGGAAGTAGAACAGATATATGGGTTACAGGATTTCTTCGTGTAAATGCTAGAAAGTTTTTTAATTGTCTTACTTTATTTAATCGTAGTCGTATACATATGGACAAACCCTCAACCACCACACTTCCTGATGATTTTAAATATATTAATATGTTCTCTGATGAAGAGATTATTGATATTCATAAGAATTTAGGAGTGATTCCAAATAACCCTGTAGGCTGGAGACCTTCTCAAGGTTTTATAGCGATACTATTTTTCTTAAGAAAGTGTAAATGTGAAAGTATTACTTTGATAGGTTTTGATTTCTTTTCTAAAAAATTACCTTTTAAAACAGGCGCTGATAATCCATCAAGTTGGCATATGCCAGTCAATACTCAAAAAGGCGGTGTTCATTCAGATAAGGAAAAAGACCTCGTACTTAAAATGCGAGATAGAGGATTGATAGAGTGGAAAATTTTATCAGACCTTGAAGAAGAAATATTAAAGTTTACCTAGTTTAAATCCTGTCTGTAATAACTTTCCTAAAGTTTCTTTTTGCTTTTGTGCTTTTTGCAACAGAGCTTCATTTAGTCTTGCATTTCTAAATTGAACAGGTATCTTATCTATTAAGCTAGTATAACAATCCCAAGGTATACCTAACTGTACGCTTATTGGTATATGTATATAACCTCTCATCGCCCATTTATGTTGTATATTTAAACTGTATCCTTTTCTTAACATATTATTATAATCTGCAACTTCTTTTAATCCAAGACAATCTTTATCTAGTAGAGTATCTACGGTGCCATTCATATACAAAGGCATCATACTATGTTTAAATAATTTTAGATTTTTCATAAGTGCTAAATTAGTACACCCATCTATTCTTGCGTCTAAATTATAAAATTCTCTAGGTAAGTCATTACCAGGCATAAATAAATCTTCGTCTTTAAAATTTTTGAGAACGTCCCAGTTAAATAATATCATTTCAGGGTCTAGCTGACTACCTGCATTTTCTATTGTTGGTACACCTATTCTAGAGTAGTAATTTTTAAATCTTGGGTGGTCTTTAAATCTATGCTTGTGAGAAATAAATGATAAACTTTTCATAAAGAAATCTTCTTCTGGTATATTACCTGTAACTATTTCTCTTAAAAAGATTCTGTTTCCACCTGCAACTAATATTCTTTTATTCAAACTAGGTATTTTATCTTTCCACCAGTTCTTCAAATGACAAATCATTTTTGCAGTATCTTCTGTATTCCACCAAGATTGATAAATTTTTATTTCATCAAAATGTGCTATTGCCCATTCTATAGGAGCGTCGTCCCATAAGTGTTCAGGTACATAGAGATGGATTCTGTAGTCTTTTGACTTGTCGAGCAAAGACGCAAGAGTAAACATACTCCAGTCTTTTTTATATTGATGTACTATCTCTATCATAATGCTATTTTATAATCCCAAAAGTTTGCTAGATATCGTTCTAGTCTTTCGTCTGCGTCCTCGTCAAAATTAAAGATTATTCCTGAATTTTTTGCTGAGAACAGTTTTAATATTGTTTTCTTTGCGTCAGTTCTTGCTAATGCATCATAAAAACTTTCATAAGTAAGTAATCTCTTTTCTCTCTTTTTTACAGGAAAAGAAACCATTTCTATATCTTTACCTAAAAGTAATGCAACTATACCCATTTCACTATTTTGTGCAGTTGCTATTTTACTTGCATTTAAAAGAAGTTCATGTCCGCCTTCTTTTTTACCCAAGACTTTATCATATCCATATCTTGCTCTTAGTTCTGCTATAAAGATATGAGCAGTTATTGGGTGTGGTTTTATTATATAACCTTTTTTAACTAACTTATCAACTCTTTTAATGTCGATACAATCAGGCTTACACAATAAGTTACTGCCTGGTAAAAATATTACTTTGTCATAAAAATTTTTACTCGGTTGTAGATAATATTTGTTCTGTAAATTATCCATCACTTTGGCAACTCTTTCTTCGTCTATCTTTATGTCAGAATTTATAATCGCCTTAAACAGTCTATTATTAATCTTTACGGAAGGAACTCGAAAGTATAACCCTTTACCCATAAAATCTGTGTATAACCATTTTCTAACAGTATAGTTCTCGTTAGTGTTAAACCATATGTCGTATTCAAATGGTAAACCTCTGTGAGATTTTGGTATAAGTTTCTTACCAAACTCATTTAATTCTAGTAAGTCACTAGAGGCTCTAAAAGCAGAACCCGATTTCATCCAGTGAGTTACTATATCACCTACCTCTTCATTAGTACTGAGAGCTTCTAATTTATTCTTTGCTTTTACCATTTTGTAGCTCGAAAAGTACTTTTTCCATTTTTCTCATTCTGTGTTCGTTTTCTTCTATTACATCATATATTGCTGTCAACATATGTTCCATTTTATTATTTACATATTCTGGTGTAACTTTTTTATCTTTTTCAAATTTTCCTTCCATTAGCTTGATTCGCTCCATTGTGAGCCGTCCCAGTAGGAGAATCCATAATCTTCTAAACTAGAGACTTCTGTGTCAAATAGAGTTCCTGCTGAGCTGGCGGTTGTTCTTTCAAATACTGTGGTTGCAGTATTAAAAGTTGTTGTTGTTAAGTGGTCAGTATTTCTGCTTGTAGCAGATGCCCTTGTTGTTTCAAATGTTGTAGTGGTTGTTGTACCTCTAGAACTTGATGTTGTTTTACTTGTTTCAAAAGTAGTTGTTGTGTCAAATGCAGTTGTTGTACTTGTTGTTGTTTCAAATGTTGTTGTAGTATCTCTGCTAGACGCTGTACTTCTAGAACTTGCTGTGCTTTGTTGTGTTTCAAAAGTTGTAGTAGTATTTCTACTAGATGCTGTACTTCTGCTTGTAGCTGTACCTTGTGAAGTTTCATAAGTTGTTGTTGTATTCTTCGCAGTTGCTGTACTTCTACTAGAGCCTGTTGCTTGTGTAGTATCAAATGTTGTAGTTGTAGTCCTACTTGTTCCTGTGCTTCGTGAGCTTGCTCTTGAAGTCGCAAAGGAAGTTTCGTAAGATGTAGACTGTGAAGTATTTGTACTTCTACTTGTGTTAGTACTAAATGTTGTTGTATATGAAGTAGACTGTGAAGTATTTGTACTTCTGCTGGTATTTGTAGTCTCACTAGTTTCATATGTTGTGCTTTGTGAAGTATTTGTACTCCTACTTGTATTAGTG